ATGCGCGTTAATGTTAAGTCGGCGGACGGAAAAGAGCCTCGGTCGTCAGGTGCGTTGGTAAATGCGGCGATTGCGGATGCGGTGGCGCGTATGCGTGAGGAGGAGGTGCGGTTGCGTGGGGAGATTTCGCGGTTGCAAGCGGAGTTGGGAGCCGTTGCGCGGGCGCGTGCGGCGTTGGAGCGTGGGAGTGCGCGTACGGGGTCATCGTCGTTGTCTACCGCGTCGGGAGTGGGGCGGTTGCGTGCGCCTAGGGGGTTTTTGCCAAGGCGGATTTTAGAGGTTGTGGCAGCGTCTGAGGAGCCGGTGTCGCGTGCGCAGATCATTGATGAGCTGCGGGCCAGTGGCTACGAGTTCACGCTAGCTCCGGCGGCGATTACGCGGGAGTTGGTGGCTCTAGTGAGGGCGCGTAAGCTCAAACGCGAGGGAGCGGACAATGCAGCGCGGTATGTGGCTGTGGCTGGTCGCAAAGCTAAAGCCTAAGCCACTGGGTCATGTCGGCTGCGGCGTGTCGCGTGCGTGGGTTTGCGGTGCGTTCGAGGCGTGAGTTGAGTCGTCGTGCATCGAGCGTTTTGACTAGGCCGAGCTTAATTGCTTCTGCGCCGTAGCGGAATGCGTCGGCGTCGTGACTGCTCCAATCGTGGACGGGCTCTTTCGAGACACTTCCGCCTTTGGAGTCGTCGCGGGTGTGGTAGGCTTCGAGGGCTTCGAGTCCAGTAGCGCAGTTTGTTTTGTGGAAATAGGAGCGGTGCAGAATGTCGCGTGCGGCGTTTATGCCTGTCCAGATTTCGCGCGGTCGTGGGAGGACAATAGTGCTAATCGCGCCTGCGTTATGGAGGGCTTGGCGGTAGCTGAGGCCGGTGGCAGCGGCGGTGTTGTCTGCGTCGTGCGGTAGGATAGAGGCAGCAATGGGGATGCCGGTTTGAACGAGACGGGCCCATGCTTCGGCAGCGGTGAGCTGGCGGTCTCGCATGTGCCAGAGCCAGTGCACGTCGCCGCCGATGATTTGGAAGAGCCAGACGCTTGTGGAGTCGTTCCAGCCGATGTCCCAGACTGAATAGACGGGATAGGCGGTGTCGCGGAGGGTGTCGCGGATTTGTCCGTTTGCGCGGATTTTGCTGATGATGTCGCCGTAGACTGCGCCTTCGATGGGAGCAATAAAGGCTTCTTCGGGCGTAGTGGGATACTCACGGAACATGAATATGCCTTGTTCCGCTTTGGTTTTGTAATACCAGAGGCGTTGGCCGGTGGTGAAGGTGAGCCCAAGTTCGCGCTGTTTTTGGTCGAGGTAGTCGTTAACCTCGGCGGGAATCATGCGTGGGTCGCCGTCGAGGGTGTATCCGGTGTCGAGATACCAAGGGAAGAAGTGGAAGTGAAAGTCTTTTGCGGTGCGATGCTGGGGCGGTGTCTCTTGTGCGGCTTTAATCATCTCATACAGGTGGCCGCCTTTACCGCCTTTGAAGGTGGTCTCTACGATGATGATTCCGTTTTCAGCGGCGGGGAGTGCACCGGTTTTGATTTCTTCGGAGCGTTTGGGGTCTTCGTGGGCGATGGGGCCCCACTCGGAGATGTGCAGGAGTTGTAGGGTGCTGCCGCGAACGTGTTTACCGGCGGTGATTGTGGAGCCGAAGTTCCAAGCGATTTCTGAGCCGTTGGAGCGTATGGGGTTGTCGCGAAGCTCGGGGGGGAGTCGGTCGAAGGCGAACTTGATTTTGTTCTCAAGTTTGGTGGAGGCGTCGGCTTGGGTTTGGTCTACGATGGCCGCGTTTGTGCCTTTGTTCCAGTATGCGGCGTCGAAGAGGATGAGGTCAATGAGGGTGGAGAAGCCCATCTGACGCGCTTTTAGGATGATGTGGCGTTTCTGGCCGTTGCGATAGATGGCGTCGATTAGCTGGGCCTGTGGCGGGGTTGGGCGAAAGGGGATTTCTTTTCCGTGTTTGTCGGTGATGCGATAGAGGTTGTGCAGGCGGAAGATGGGGTCTTTGCAGCGGGTTAGGTAGGCGTCGATTTCGCCTTGGGTCAGTGGGGTGAGTGCGCTCATGTGTTTGCTTCTCGAATGCGTTGCGCGAATGTGAGGGAGTGGGTGACTTCGTGCTGAATGGGGGCGGAGTCGCCGGTCATTTCGTTGTGCAGTTTGATGGCTTCGCGGCGGTCTTTGGGGGGGAGGTCGGGGTCGCGGAATTGGGCTTCGAGGTGTCGGAGTTTTTCGGCGCGGTCGGCACTGGCTTGAGCGCGTGTCTCCTCGCGCAGTTGAGCGATATACTCGGTGATTTCGGGGTATTTGAGGAGGCGCGCGGCGTTCGTCCATTCGAGTGGGGAGTCTTCGCGGTGGTAGGCGCGGCGATAGGCTTCGGCGTTGGTGACTCCGGCGGCGGCGAGGTGGCAGAAGCGGACTTGCTGGGGGGTAAGCGCACGGGGTCGCAGACCCTTAGTGTGCGAGGCTTTCGTTGAAGCCTCGTCCTTCGGCTGCGTTACTGATTTGTTAGGCATGTGCGGCCTCCTTCCTGAGTTGGTGGATTTCGGCTTTGGCCGCATCGTCGAAGCGGTCGGAGAAGCGGTTGAAGAGGTTGCGGTCGAGGAGGCGTTTGACGTCGTCGGAGGCGTTTTCGTAGGCTTCGTCGAGGACAGGGACGATTTCGCGTAGGAGTGCGGCGCGTTTCTCAAGGGCTTGCTGCAAGCGGCCTTGTTTGTGGCGGTCGATTAGCCAGTAGGTGAGGTAGGCAACGGCTCCGGCGATTAGGACGAGGCAGCCGATTTGGAACCATTGGGAGCTAATGACTTCGGCGAGGACAAAGGCTCCTAGTCCTAGGGCGGCTAAGGGCCATGTGCGAGCGGCTGCGCCTGCCCGCCCAAAGACTAGGGTAATTGCGAAAGACAGTAGGAGTCCTCCGCCGGAGGTGTACAGCCAGCGTTTGTAGGCGGCGCGGGCTTTCGCTTCTTCTTTGTTGAGCTTGGTTTCGAGACGGGCTAAGGCGTGGTCGCGTGCATCTAGGGTGTCGGCATATCGGGTTGCCAGCGTGGCGATGTCGGATGCGGGGGCGTCTTTGAGGGCTTGGCGGATGCGGTCGGTCTCGGCGTGAACGATTGCGGCTAGGTCGGTCGGTTCGGCGATTACATCGATGCGCGCTGCGCTGTCGGTTATGGCGGCGTCCTTGGTGGTGTGGGCGGCGATTACCGGGGTGGGGTCGGGTCGCGAGCTGCGTTTGGCTGCGCTCGGTGCGGCGTGGCATGCCGCGAGCATGGCACAGCAAATGACAATGAATATCCCCCCTACCCTATTTGTTCCCATATTTAATGCCTCTAAATTAAAACTGGGATTGCATCCAGTCTAAAAAATACCTAACGGATGCACATAAGGCGGGGGGGACTCGCCTTTTATTTCGTTAGATTAACCGAAAGAAGAGGCCGTTTTCATGAGTATCGCTAGCCAGACTTCGCGTGTGCAGTATACGGTTACGAGCGTGGGCCAAACGCTGACGGTGCCGTTTTATTTTCTGGAGGCGGGGCACGTGGGGGTGGTGCGCGGGAAGGGCCAAGGCGAAACGCGGCTTGTGCTGGGGATGGACTACACGGTTACGGGTGCGGGGAACCAGAGCGGCGGGAGTATCAAGCTCGCCAACGCAGCGGCGGCGGTGGGTGAGGTGATTACGCTGTTTCGCGATGGGCCGTTTACGCAGCCCAATGACTATCCGCTAGCGGGGCAGTTTCCGGCGGCGACGATTGAGGAGACCGACGATGCTTCGACGATGATTGACCAACAGTTGCGCTTGCAGACGGAGCGCAGCTTGCGGGTGAGTGTCACGAAGGAGCCTTTACCGCCGATTTCGGGGGAGTTGAATAAGGACTCGGTGCTTGGGTTCGATGAGAACGGAAACCCCGTGGTGTGGGACAAGGAGACGTTTAAGGGGGATAAGGGTGACACGGGCGACCAAGGCCCGGAGGGGCCAGCGGGCGGGCCTCCGGGGCCGGTTGGGCCGAAGGGAGAGGATGGCGAGCACTACTGGATACAATTAACTACGCTGGGGTTTTTGCGAAGAACGAACGGGAGCTATAACCCGTATCGGGTAGATATCGAGACGCTAAAGAAGGTCGGAAACCAAGCACCGGTTCATTTCCCTTGCATGCTTCATATTTGGGAATGGCGAGGCGGGCCGGATTATATCAAGGTCGGGGATTATCCCAGCTTTAGCGGGAGTGGGGGCTATTGGACGCCGAGTAGCGGGGATGTCTCTGAGGTGATGATTGATATGTGGCATTCTGGGGTGAAGCTTGATTCTAAGAAGCTTCCTGTTGAGACGTTGGAAAAGGGGCCGAAGGGCGACCCAGGGAGCACTTCACCTCCTCCGATTCGCACGCTTTCTTTCGAGGCTAATTCCGATGCGACGCTAAATGGCGCGGGGAATTATACGAATGGGACAACGGCGACTATTTCGGCGGCAATAAACTCTAACTCGAACAAGCTTTTCGACAAGTGGGAGAAGGTCGGTAGCTCGGGAAACATTAACCAAGTGGCGAATGTGAATGCGCAGAATACGACCGTTAGCATGACGGCGAATATTCAGCTTCGCGCGAAGTTAAAGGATAAGCCGCAGAATTACCAAGTATCGGTTGGTACTAATCCTCCTTATCTCGACGGATATGGCGTTAACACACGTATTAAGCTCAACGTTAATGATCCCCCGACGAACTCACTCACTGTTCCATCTGGGAGCACTGTTATGATTAGCACTTCTCTATCTATCTATATCCCGCCGGGCGGGATTCATGGGTATCCGGTGACTTATAATTTCGACAAATGGGAAATATCTAGCGGGGCAGCGTTAACAGTAGCTAATGCTAATGTGGTACAGACTACAGCGGTAGTTAATGGGCCCGGAACTATTGTCGCGAAATTCAAGGCTTAACCTTAAAAACGATGACACCCTATATTTATAACAAGAAGAGTAGCGAGTATATCCCCTACGTGGAAATCGAGGCGGGGCCTTCGTCGCAGGGGGCGATGACCCATTCTTTACGTGAGGAATCGATTGATGAGTTCAAAGAGCGCGTGGGCTGGGTGGACAAAGAGGACGAGGTTTTGCTGGATGGGGACACACAGGTTTTCGACGTGCCCAATGACGAGGTGCGCTGGCTAGTGCCCGCGCCGCCTACGCCTGCGCATCAGTTTGATTTGGATGAACTTGAGAAGCGGGTGGCCGCGCTAGAGGAACAGATAAACCCGCGTAACACGAAACTCACATGAAAATTTTAGCCAGAGCCACACCGGCTCCCAATAGCGCAGCTCCTACAAAGGGGGGGTACCACTTGGACTGTGTCCACATTTTAGCCGCCTCTGCGCGGAGCTTCTCGCGTTCGTCTTGCATGGTGAGCATCTCGGAGCGCATCTTCTCGCGTTCGTCTTCCTTTTTGCGGGTATCTTCGATGAGGTTCGTTATCTCCGCGCGTATTTTTTCAATGTCGATCTGGGCGCGGGTGAGGTCGTGTTCGGCGGTGGCATTCATGGGGGGGGGGCTGGGTTAATGGCGTCGTTGCGGGCTATGGTGGGTAACAGGGAAGCTAGCGGTCGAGGTGCCGTCAAGTGCAGGGCGGGCGCAGAGAAGCAGGACAAGGAGGAGTTGGAGGGAAGATAGCTTGCATGTGATTTCTATCAATTTACATAGAGTCTAAAACTAACAATAACTGGAGGGCTTAATTATGGGATGGGCAGCAGCAGCGGTGGGCATGGCACAGGGTGCGTATGGGTATTTGCAGAGTCGCAAGGGGCGTAAGGATGTGCAGGGTTTGCAGGCGAAGCCGCAAGCTCCGCTCGCCCAAGAGAGCGACGATAGCGCGGAGAGTGCGCGTCGTGATGCGCAGCGAGCGGCGGCGAGGAAGAAGGGGCTGCAATCGACGATTCTGGCGGGTGAGACGGGCGGTGGGCCGCTGAAATCGGGGGGTAAATCGGGCGGGTTTTAATGGTGGGAATACGGGGGGGAACTATGGCAACGGCAGAGCAGCTTATTACTCGAAATAGTGCGCTGAAATCGAAGGCGCAGAACTGGCGGACGCTGTGGCAGGAGTGCGCGGACTATGCGTTGCCGAGGAAGGGTGCGATTACGACGCAGCGGGTGGAGGGGCAGAAGCTTACGAATCAGATTTTCGACACGACTGCGGGGGAGAGCTTGGGGGTTTTCGCAGCGGGGTTATTGGCGCATTTGACGCCAAATGGAGAGATTTGGGCGAGGTTGGTGAGTAGCGAGCGGGAGCCGGATGAGGCATTGAGCCGGTGGTTCGACGAGGAGAGCGCGGCGTTAATGGAGGAGTTGCATAGCAGTAACTTCTACGTGGCGTTGCACGAGGCGTTTATCTCGCTGGGTGCGTTTGGTACGGCGGCGGTGTTGCTCGAAGAGGGGCGCAAGCATTTTGACTTTAACTTTTCGGAGGTGGTGCCTGGTTCGTTCGCGATTGCGGAGGACAATGAGGGTGTGGTGGACACGGTGTTTCGCGAGTGGAAGTGGACTGCGAGGCAAGCGGCGCAACAGTGGGGCGAGGAAAAACTAGGGCCGAAGCTGCGCAAGGTGCTGGAGTCGGAGAAGGGGCGGGATATTGATCGGGAGTTTACGTTTTTGCATGCGGTGTTCCCGCGAAAGGTCGATGAGGTGCGGGAGGGAATCGTCGAGGCGAAGTTTCGGCGGTTTGCGAGTGTGTATGTGTCGGTAGAGGATAGGCACATTATCGATGAGGGCGGCTACTATGAGATGCCGTATGCGGTGTGTCGGTTGCTGACGAGTAGTGGCGAGGTCTACGGGCGCGGGCCAATTAGCGAGGTGATGCCGGATATTAAGTTGGTGAATCGGGTGGTTCGGGATATGTTGCTGGCGATTGAGAAGGCACTCAATCCGCCTGTAATCGCGGCGGAGGATAGCGGGGTGCGTCTTGATTTACGGCCGGGGGGTGTGACGACGTACGACGCGACGAATCCGGCGAATAAGCCTGAGTTTTTGCAGGTGCCCGCGCGGATTGATGTGAGTGAGGAGTGGGTGCGGGCTACGCGGGAGCGGATACAGCGTGCGTGCTTTGTGGATATGTTCCACATGCTGAATCGTCCAGAGGTCGCGAATAAGCAGAAGACGGCGACGGAGGTAAACGCGATGATGCAGGAGAAGATGCCGAGTTTTTCGCCGATTTTCGCACAGGTGACGAAGGAGCTTCTAAGTCCCCTACTCCAGCGCGGTTTTGCGATGCGGATTCGCAGTGGGCGAGCCAGTGCGCCGCCTATGCAGATAGTCGATGAGGAGTCGGCAGGCTATAAGATTACGTTTGCGGGGCGTATCGCCCAAGAGATTAAGGCGACACAAGACCAAGGCAGTATGCAGGTGATTAATCTGGCGGGGATGCTCGCTGAGATTGATCCGAGCGTGCTGGCGGTGGTGAACTGGCAGAATCGGTTTCGCTCGATGGCGCGTAATTGGGGGCTGCCAGTGGAGGATATTCGCACGGAGGAGGAGGTCGCCGAGCTTATGCAGGCACAGGCTGAGGCCGCGCAGCAGGCGCAAGATGCCGAGCAGATGCAGGCGCATACGAGCGCGGTGAAGAACTTGGGGCCTCGCGCACAGGAGGCGGCGACTGAGGCGTTACTGGGGGCCGCGTAACATGAATTTTCTTATGAACGAACTACGAACTAATGAACAGATACATAACGACCATCGTTCTTTTAGCGAGAAATTGGAGGAGCGACTTAGAGAGGTTCGCCGCGCGTATAGGCATGTTTTTGAGGGTGTAGAGGGTGATCGGGTGCTCGACGATTTGAAGCGATGGTCGCGGCTTGAGCAGTGCGGCTTCGACGAATCGCATGCACGTATGGCGTTTAGCGAGGGGCAACGCGAGATGGTGCGCTATATTCTCAAGGAGGTGGAGAAATCAAAACAAGGAGACTAATTTTATGAATAACGTGATTATCCAAGAGTGCGAGTTTAAGGCGGGCGAGTATGGCGAGTTGGTCTTAATGGGCCAGCCGTTGCTTGAGGGTGTGTTTTTCGACTTTTACCCGAAGGGGCTTTATGGGGAGCCGAAGGAGGCGCGGCATAGGGAGAATGGGCCGCCGCTTGTGCCGCCGCCAGAGATTCCCAATGTGGGCGGGGGCGGGGGCTCGGCTGGGGGCGTGGTGATTCCAAGCATGAAGGGCGCAAATGCGCCTGCACCTACGCGGGATGAAGAGAGCGAGGACGCCGAGCCGGAGGGCTTGGAGGAGAGTTTTGCCCAGCCGAGGATGGTGCTGTATGTGTCGAATAGCCCGCGCGAGGGGTGGAAGAAAATCGGCGATTTTAAGAGCCACATCTATAAAAACACGAATCGGGTAGCGCGGTTTTTCCGCGTGATTCACCCGGTGGGCTGCCCGTTTGAGGGTAAGCTTATCGCAACGGCAAAAACAATCTAACGCAAAAGGAGAAACTACGCTATGAGACCCAAAGCACTTTATAAGGAGATATACATAAAAAAGCCTAAAAATGGGATGGTGCCTCACAGTTGGCTTACGTTTGGGCGGCTGGATTATCCGTTGAAGGGTGTGACGATGCAGGTAACGCCAAGTAACCCGTGGAACTCCAGTTATAATAATATAGAGGGCAGCCTAGATGGGGAAAACTGGTTTGATTTGTCGGGGGGTAATTTCTGGTTTGACCCGAATCAGAATGGCGGGGCGTTTACTATATCGACGTTTTATATAAACCGGCCTATCTCTTTCATACGGGTAGGAACCCATGTCGTAACGGCTGTTGGGGAACTCGATTGGTCGGAGGGCAAGGTTTCGGCGCGGGTGGACTTCGCCTAGAACCTCCTACCCCATTTAAGGAACTCACCGATTAACCCGTAGAGGGCAAACGAGGCAACAAGGGCGGCCACACCGCCTACAATTTTACTAATCACTATGAGTACAGAAAGCACACCGGCTGCAAGTGGCAGCCAATACGCCCTAGTCGAGGGCAAAATCTATCGTGGGGGCGAGCTGGTCGCCACTTTGCGGGAGGATGGGAGCGTGGATTACGCGCCGGATATGGCGCGGTATCGTGCGCCGGTGGTAAAGTTCCTCAAAAGTCTGGATGGAGCTGCGTCGTCGGATGCGGGCCAAGCCGAGAATCCCGAAGAGCCTATCCCCTCGCCTACTGAGGTGGTGCCCGAGCCACTGAACGAAGAGGTTCCGGCGATTGATTCACCGGAGGCGTTTGGGCGGGCGTTTGAGGCAATCAAGCACGTCGCGGTTGAGCGTGTCGTCGAAGCTGTGCAACCCGAGCCAGAAGTTGAGGAGGAGCCTGAGTCGAAGGCAGAAGAGAAGCCTGCGTGTTCGTGTGAGGATAAGGAGCTTAGTTTTACGGAGATTATGGGTTTGTACCCGGAGGGGGCTCCGGCCTGCGATTGGCGGGGGGACTTAACGCCTGAGTTTGTGGACTGGTTTTATGAGAACTGCCCGGACTTGGCTGAGAGGCGTTACGCGGGTCGGTTTACGCATAGGAACTTTGAGGCGCGGCAGGCGGCGGCTCGGGATGCGGCGCGTGGTGGGGTAATCTAATAATCAAGGATACTTATATGGATACTGGTATTTTATTCACTGGGGCCGAAGAGTCTTCTATTGGCGGCTCGCTTGATGGCTCGCCGTCGCCCAACGCGGTCGAAGCTGAGGTAGCCAATGACGCTGCGCCGAGCTCCCCTGCCCCGTCGTCTGATGGGGCTGCGCCTGCTGGGGTGTTAATCGATGCGCATGGGAACTTCGTAGGGAAGGCGTGGGCGGGCGAGGATGAGAAGCTGGCCGAGAAGTTTACGAGTATCGGCGCACTGGCAAAGTCGTATCGGAATCTTGAGCAGATGCTGGCGAGGCAGGACAGGGTTGCGGTGCCTGCGGAGGGTGCGAGCGAGGAGGAGGTGGCGGCGTTTTATGCGAAGCTGGGACGTCCTGAGTCGCCGGATGCCTACGAATTGGCGGTGCCTGAGGAGCTGAAGGAGTTTGAGGGGTTGCGCAGTGAGGAGGAGGTGGCGGCGTTTCGGAAGGCGGCGCATGAGGCGGGGCTGACGCCAAAACAAGTGCAGGCGGTCGCGCAGATGCATTACTCACAGGTGCAGGGTGCGCTTGCACAGCTAAAGGAGGCGCAGACGAAGGCGCGTGACGAGGCAGTTGCTGAGCTAGCCAAGGGCTGGGGCACGAGTGCCCAGAGTGAGGGCTTTAAGCAGCATATCGCGCAAGCGAGGGCTGGGGCGAAGGTGCTGGGTATCGATGCGGAGACGCTGGCCGCCTCGCCTGAGCTTTCGAGTAACCCGCACTTTATTCGGGCGATGCACCGGGCCGCGGAGATGGCAGGAGAGAAACCGGCTGTGGCGGCTCGCGAGGGGCAGGCTTTGAGTGGTAACGCGATTCAGGAGCGTATCGATGCGATTTTGAAGAATCCAGATAGTCCGTATTGGAAGGCAAACCATCCGATGCGTAAGCAGACGCTTTCGGAGCTTACGAGGCTCTATGAAGCAAAGGCTGAATTGGCCTGATGGAAGAAAGCCTCCTTTGATGGAGGCTTTTTTATTGACTGGATGCGTTAATGGAGTGATTAGTGGCGGTGAACTGAGGAGCAGGGGATAACCCTTTCTTGGCAGGAGGGGCCTTCGAGGCGCAGTTCCTTGAGCGGCAAGGGGCCGTGCTGAGTGCTGGCGATAACCTCATTAAAACGGGGCCGCTTAGCGAGGGCGCGATAACTCCGAGGAAAAGCCGAGCAAGCGGACACGGGATTTTTAACAACCTTTAACCATAAAGGGCCCGCATGCGCTGTGCACCAATGACTTAGGCAAGGGAGCTTAGGCGTGGGGGAGGCTGGGGGCTCGCACTTCTTACAATGTCATTTCAAATCACGACTGCTTTTGTGGAGCAGTATAACTCGACTGTGGAGCACTTGTTCCAGCAGTCTACTTCTGAGCTTGAGAATCGGGTGCGTCGGGAAACGCAAACTGGGCTGGTCGAATATTTCGACCAACTGGGGGCAACGCATGCGGTAAAGCGCACAGTGCGGCACGGGGATACTCCACGTGTGGATAGCAATCACCACAAGTGCGCGTGCTTTCTGGACGAATACGAGTGGAGCGACTTAATCGACAATCAAGACAGGGCTTACCTGCTTCATGACCCGCTTAGTCCCTATCTGCAATCTGCGGATATGGCGATGAAGCGCGCTAAGGATGAGGTGATTGTCGAGGCGGCGACGGGCACGGCGTTTCGCAGTAATGGGCCGGGGAGCGGTGCGCCGTTTGGCGTGAACTTACCGGCGAGCCAATCGCTGGCGGTGAACTTCGTTACTCAAGGGCCTCCTGTAACCAGTGGGCTTACGATTGAGAAGATCACGCGGGCGCGGACGCTTCTTTCTGCGGCAAATGTGCCGAAGGGCGCAAAGCGGTATTTCGTGTGCACGGAGTTCCAGATTGAGGATTTGTTGCTCGACGCGGAGCGGCATAGCGACGCGCCTCTGACGGAGATTAAGGCTCTGCATGAGGGGAAAATCAGTCACTTGCTGGGCTTTGACTTCGTGACGATTGACCCTGCGATTGTGAAGCGAGACCCTTCGACGGGTATCCGCGAGTGTTTCGCGTATGTGGAGCCCGCGCTTATCTTGTCCACCGGCCAAGAGATTGAGTCGGATGTGTCGAAGCGTGCGGATAAGAGCAACGCGATTCAGCCGTATGTGTCGATGACTGTAGGGGCGACGCGCACACAGGAGAAGGGTGTCGTGCAGGTGTTCTGCGAGGACAATTCGTAATATGAGGCAGGGGACGCGGTAGGGCAGCAGGCATACGCTCGCCGCCCTACCCTCCCCTGCCTTCTCACTCTAAAACTTAACGAGAAAGGGAAAGAATCATGGCTACTTTTAATACTGAATTATATGATGCGCAGAACTCGCACGGGGCTTGGCCGCAAGCGCGGTTTGCCAATGCGAAGGTGCGCTATGCGATTTGTGAGTATAAGACTACGGGCTCTGAGGCAGCGGGCGACACCGTGAACTTGGTGAAGCTACCGGCTGGGGTGCTTCCGGTGCCTGCTTTGTCGCGGATCATGCATCGGCATGCGCAAGAGATTAAGGTCTCTATCGGGGTCGCGAGTGATCCGGTGCTCTATGGCGAGCAAATCCGGCTGCATGGCTCCAATACGAATGTTGGAATTGGGAGTGGTTCGCCTCCGGCTTATATCGGCTTGGGCGACCAGTTCTACAAGCCGAAGGTCTTGGGCAAGGGTGACGAGGTGGTAAGCCTGAAGTTCGACACTGCGGTAGGCGCAGCGAGAGACATTACGGTTTACCTTGCCTATATCGCCGAATAAGGGCTCTATGCGAACTGGTTTCGTATATACATAGACGGGGAGGGTCGGCCTTGGGATGGGCTGACCTTCCCCCATGTTGTGGGGGTCGCAGACCCTTTTATTTATGCGACGGCTCGTTGGCCGTCGTCCTTCGGCGGGGATAACGAAAGGGGCGAAACAATGGCGACGAGATTGGATATTTGTAATATGGCCTTGGGCGAGGTGGGCGAGGTGGCGTTAACGAGTCTGGGCGAGGACTCGACTGTCGCGGAGCTTTGCCGTCGGTTCATCGGGCCAGCGGTGCGCGAGGTGTTAAATCGTGGGCACTGGAAGTGTGCGCGGACGGGTGCGGAGCTGGCGAAGCTGAGCTTACCGGCTGATGAGAAGCGGGGTATCGGCTGGGCACAGGCGTATCAACTGCCCGAGGACTATATCCGCATCGTGTCGTTTAATGAGGTGGATAGCTGGGATAGGTGGCGGGAGCTTTTTGAGGTTCGCGGGGACTGGCTGCTTACGGATTTGCCGAGTGTGCATGTAGTGTACATTCGCGATTTGAGCGCGAGGGGTGAGGATGTGCACTTAATGCCGCCACTGCTTACGAAGGCGGTAGCTTTGGCTTTGGCTGCAAAGTTGGCATGGCCGCTGCAACAGGGGCGTGCGCTCAAAGAGAGCTTGGAGCAGTCGTGCGAAATCGCTATCCGGCAGGCGAAGGCGAGCGGAGCCAATGAGGAGTTTATGCCAAGGCAGAATCTGGCACAGGGGAGCCGGTGGCTCGGCGCAAGATACTGATTTTACAACAATGAGTGATTCACCGAACAGTTTTGACCCGAACTCGCCGACGGCACTGCTTGCGACTATCCTCGCGCGTCTGGATGCACAGGAGCAGCGGCATGACGAGCAAATAGAGGGGCTGCGTGCCCTCATGCAAGAGGTCAAGGTGCAGACGACGTTGACCAATGGGCGTGTAACGAAGGTGGAGCGTTGGCGCGAGGCTTACGTGGGGCGTGCGACTGGGATTGCGCTTGCGGCGAGCGTGGGTGCCTCGGGCGTGGCGTGGCTGGTGAGCGTGCTGCTTAAGTAAAGCTCCAAGGATAAAGAATAAATCGGGAACTAATCTTTATGGCGTTTACGTTACTAAAGAACAATTTTACAGGGGGCGAGTGGTCGCCAAGGCTTGAGGGTCGCAGCGATTTACAGGGCTACGGGAGCGCGTGCCGGAAGATGGAGAACATGCGCCCGATGGTGCATGGTGGGGCGGTGATGCGTGGGGGCTTGGAGTTTGTGGCGGAGTGCTACAATCAGTCTAAGCCGGTGCGGTTAATCCCGTTTACTTTCTCGACGAACACGCGGTACGTGCTGGAGCTTGGGCATACGTATGTGCGGGGCCGTCGTGGGCACGATGCGAGTGTGGCGTTTTTGCTTACGACGCCTTATAAGGATGATGAGGTATTCGAGCTGCAATTTCGGCAGGTCAATGACGTCATGTATTTGGTGCATCCGCAGTATGCGCCTCGGAAGCTGTCGCGGTTTTCAGATACGAATTGGCAGCTTACGGAGGTGATGTGGGACTACCCGCCGCTACGCGATGAGAACACAGATGAGGGCGTGCAGTTAAAGTTTGAGAATGGCACGTTATCCGCACAGGGCGGGAACGTGTTCGAGAGCGGGCATGTGGGGGGCTATTTCGAGCTGCGGCATTTGAAGCAGTCTGACGGGGTGGAGGTGGTTTTATTCCCCATGAACCACGGGGATGATTGGTGGCCCGGCGCGGGACAGGTGCGGTATTCACCTGTTCTCGCTGTGCGTGGGGACTGGGAGTTTACGACGACGGAGTTTTGGTGGGGGACAATTTACCTAGAGCGTAGTCGCGATGGTGGGGCGACGTGGGAGGTAATGCGGCAGTGGAGCGGTTCAGCCGACCGCAATATTTCGGCGAGTGGGAAAATTGATGATGAGGACGCCGAACAGCTCATGCGGATTCGGTATCTCAATAAGGGGAATCCGTTTACGGGCGCGATTAGGCATAAGAATCAAGACCCGCCAGACGGGTGGACGGATGCGACTGCGCGTTTGGAGACAAAGGATATTTACGTAAAGGGCTTGGTGCGGGTGACTGGGGTTTCCAATGGGACGACGGCGCAAGCGGTGGTGGTGGGTAAGCATAGTCCGGCCTCGACGGATTGGACAGATCGTTGGAGCGAGGGGGCGTGGAGTGCGCACAGGGGTTTCCCGCGCACGGTGGCGTTTTTCGAGCAGCGGATGCTGTATGCGGGGAATCGCTCGCAGCCGCAACGGGTGTGGGGGAGCCGTGGGAGCGACTTCGAGAACTTTCGTTATGGGGATGAGGATGATGCGGGGGTGGCCTTCGATATCGCGTCTACGGAGGGCAACCCGATTTTGTGGATGGAGGGCTTGCAGCGTATTCTAATCGGGACGAGCGGGGGCGAGTTTACGATGAGTGGGGCAGCGGGCGGGGAGGCTCCACTGACGCCGAGTAGTGTGCTGGTGCGTCGTGTGTCGTCTTATGGGTCTAAGGTGCAGGTGCCGATTGCAGCGAATGAGGGGCTTATTTTTGTGCAAAGGCAGGGCAAGAAGCTGCGCGAGTGGGTGTTTTCGCTACAGCGCGAGGGCGAGGGTGCACCGGATTTATGCGTGCAGGCGGAGCATTTCTTTGGGAGTAGAGCGATTAGCGACTTGGCGTTTGTGCGTTGGCCTGACCCGAGTATTGCGGTCGCGCTTGGGGACTGCTTGGGGTGGCTGACTTATGATAAGGAGAGCGGTATACAGGCGTGGTCGCGGTATACGAGCGGGATGGATGCGCAGTTTGAGAGTGTGTGCGGGGTGTATGGGGAGCCGATTGATGAGGTGTGGTGCGTGGTGCGGCGCAAGGTGGGTGCTACGTGGAAACGGTTCATCGAACGCTTCGTGCCGGAAGCGACGACCAAGGAGGAGGCGCGTTATTTGGACTGCCACAAGAGCGGGGTGTTGCCGTATGACTGGAGCTGGCCGGTGCATGTCGGCACGCATTTAAACGGAGAGCAGGTGCGGTTGTATTTGGGCGGTATGGCACTGGGTGACTTCTCGGTAATCGACGGGTTTATTATCCCACCGCCGAAATGGCGGGTGGGGATTAAGGAGAAGTGGGCGAAGTGGGAGGCCGACTACGGGAGCGGGGCGAGTCTGCCACTGCGTCGCTACTGCGTGGGGATTCCCTACAAGGGGGTTATTGAGACGATGCGTTTGGAGTTGGACGGGGAGAGCGGCAGCTCGGCGGGGAAGGCGCGTCGGATTCATAAGCTTACGTTGCGCTTCCAGAACACGGGACAGGGGGTAAAATACGGCCGCAGTGGTGGCGGGCGGATGGAGGAGGTCATCTTTCGCGATGCGGTAGACCCGACCGATGGGACACCGCCGTTGTCTGATGATGAGAAGGTGGCCCAGTTCCCGCTTGGGCATGATAGGGCGGCACGGGTGCTCATTACCCAAGAAAATCCGCTTCCGTTTACCTTATTGGGTCTAGCGGTTACTGCGGAAATCACTCAACAATGACTCTATGCATATACGGGGGTTTCGAGAGGATGAGGATTATGATGCTTTTGCGAGCTTCTGCGCGGGGCATGGTAAGTGGGCTCCGACAAAGGACTTGTTGCCGCGCGTGGGCTTGGTGGTGCTTGAGGATAAGGGGCTGACAGGGGGCGAAGAATACCCCCTTGCCTTCGTGTGGGTCTACAAGGATCCGAGTTCGCGGTTGAGCTGGTTGGGGTGGTTGACGACGAGGCCGAATTTGAGGCCGAAGCGTGCGCGTGAGGTGTGCGAGTTCGCCGTAGCGATGGCAAAGAGTGCAGCGAGGGCACAGACCGCGCGGGTGATGTTTACGGAAACCGAGAGCGCGGGGCTTTCGCGGCTGTATCAGCGGACGGGGGCGCGGGTGACGCATCCGATTAACGAACAACTGGCATGGGCGGTCAGTGACCGCTTCCAAGATGGCGAGGCTTTCGTTGAAGCCTCGTCCCAAAGGGCAATGAACGCAGAACTTTAATTTTAACGAAAGGGAGGGCGTAACTATGGGCTGGGCGACTTATGTAATGAATGGGGCCGCGCATGTGGGCAATGTGCATGCGGAGCAGGAGGAGTATAAGCGCAAGGAGGAGTTGCATAAATACAATGCGCGTGTGGCCGAGCAGGAGGCAAAGGATGCGCAGCGGGAATCTAGGGACTTGGCAAATAGGCAGCGCGGGGAGAACGCGCGTCTATCGGCCAAGCAGCGGTCGCTTTATGGGGCCAGTGGAGTAGTGAGCACTACGGGGACTCCGCTAGGGGTGCAGGCGCAGACAGCGGCGCAACTGGAGATGGCCGCGCTGGATAAGGAGATACAGGGAAATCGGGTGGCCGCACAGCTACGGCAGGAAAGAGAGCTGCACTTACTGGAGGCGCGGGCGGTGAAGCGGGCGCGGCGTATGGCTCTGATTAAGGGGATTCTGGATGGGGGCCGAGCCACGATGACGGGCAGTAGTGGCGGGGGCGGCGGGGGAATGAACTTTGGCAGTATGTTTGGAGGAGGCGGCGGTGGGGGAGCTTCGGGCGGAGCGGCTGCCGGAGGAGGAGGAGGCGGCGGTGGCGGTGGGTAGTCAGTGACTACCGCCAAGATGGCGAAGCGTCGTTGCCGCTTCGTCCTTCGGTAGCTGAGCGAGCAGAGGATTCAATTTAACCAATCAACCAATAATCTAAACTCTTAACGTCTGTCTTCCCAAGCTGACGAGGCGACCAACGGAAGCCTCGCAAGAATGGAAGCGGACACTGTCCGCTGTGCCGACAATACCACTATACTATCATCAGCCCCAAGTGCCAAGTGCGCGGGGCGTGCGTGCTTCGCCGAATATGCTGGGGGTGCAGGATGCGGCGCGGCGACAAATGGGCGAGGCGTTTGAGGGGCTGCGCAATGATTTGCAGGAGGCCAAGGACTACCGCGTAAAGAAGGAGTTGGAGTTGGCCCGCAACGAGGCGTGGGGGCAGTTCGAGAACTCGCTTAAGGAGCGTGGTGAGGAGGAGAAGTGGGCCGAGCAGTGGGAGAAGCAGAGTGCTGAGGTAGCGAAACCGTTTTTGCAAAACAAGGGGCTGTCTTTAAAGGCGAGGCAGGAGCTGGAGTTTGAGCAAAAGGCGTGGGAGCAAAAGACGCGGCTTGGCGTACAGAACCTCGCGACGCAGCGGGGTATCGAGGTGAGTAAGCAGGTGGCTTTCGCGGCGGCGGATAGTGCGTGGGACAATGGCGATGAACAGGGCGCAACAAAGGTTTATGCCGAAATGGTGCAGCGTAAGCTTCTGGACGGGCGGCTGGTGCCGCACTTGGTCGAAAAGGGGCGCGCACGGATGCAGGTTGTTGCGCTCTTACGAGAGATAGACGTGGCGGCGAACCTACCGCCTGCACAGGGGTATGTAGCGTTGGACGAGTTGCGCGAGCGGCTGCAAGCGAAGGCACAGGGCTTGGACGCACTAACAGACAAGGAGCGTCTGGCTCGGCTTGGGCAGGTGGAAAAGGGGCAACGAGCGTTGCAGGGTGGGATGCTCAAAGAGGCGCGCAATATCCTTAAGGGAATCGAGAAGGGCGATTTTGGGGGCGAGGCGATTGGTGCTGCGGTGGAGGCGGGAGCAATTGATGAGACAATTGCAAGGGCCTTGGGCTGGTCGCCAGAGGCGAATGCAGAGCTTAAGGGTGCCTTGGGCGCAGCGGTGGGAAAACGCGAGCAGTTGCAAGCAAAGGCAGAGCTTACCGAAGCGCGTGCTAACACGGCGAAGTTTGAGCAGTTTCGCGCTAGGATCCGACCGTCCGATACGAGCGGGGGCTCGGTAGGGCTTGGGGATATAGAGCAGGCGCGCAAGCTGGGCTTTATAAGTGAGGCACAGGCCGAGCAACTGCGGGCAGAGGTTCGCGAGCAGTTGGAGTTTGAGACGGGAGGCTACGTCTACCGTGCTGAAATGGCGAAGGTGGGTGAGTTGGTGAAGGCAAATGTGAAGAACTGGAGCCTTACAGGAAAGTTCGCAGCGGGGCTCGGTGTGACGATGCTCAACCCTGTGGCGGGTGTGCTTAGCGTATTGCCGCTGACCGTTGGCTGGGAGTATTATGTAGACAGTAATCCCGAGGAGTGGCGGAAGCGGTTCGAGGCGGTGGGTAAGCTTAATTTGTCGAAAGAGGGGCGTATCGCAGTGGCTAAAAGTCTGATGGCGGTGCGGATGGACGACCTAATGGACGGCGAAGAGGCGGTAGAGGGAAGCATCTTCGACCGTCGGGTAAGCAAACCAGAGGTCGAGGTGCGTCGTGCGCTTAAAGATGAGTTGGCAACGCATGCGGCTGCACTGGGCCCGCGCCTAATAGGGGAGCTTTTCTTAAACCTAGAGGAGGTCGTGCGCGAGGATTTCGACCAGTATAAGGGCAAGCCGCCTGTGGAGGTGGTTGATGCCCTAAAGGAGCGTGTAAAAGCGCGGGTGCAGCGTGCAGCGGCGGGGCGGCAACTGGGGGAGCTTTATGAGTTATTTGGCGCGGGCGGTGCAGGCGCGATTAATTATGACTTTGCGGAAAGAGGAGGCCGTGCCGTGCCGCAAGCGGTCGATGAGGAAGTCGAGCCCGCCGATATTGATGAGGACGGCTGGGTAGATTTGGGCGGATACGCCCCACGGGGAGGGACTGAATAATGATACCACAAGCACACGGGATTAATAGTTTGGAGTCGCTGTTTGAGGGGCGCGGGAGCCGCTTGGAGCGGATGCCCCAGCGTGCTCGCGAGCAGTTCACACGGCTGGTGGAGAGCAACGCGGATGACCATGAGTATGCTGACCGGCTGTTGGTGACGCAGTGGCTGAGCGCGAAGACGAAAAGGCCGCCGGAGGAAGTGCTGGCGAACTACGGTGCGTTGTCGGAGGCGGTCTTTGGCAAGGATGTTGGGCCAAGTCAGGCTTACGATAGAATCGTGGAGGATTATCGTGCGTTGCGGAAGCTAGAGGCCGCGCAAGTTCGCGAGATTAAGGGCACGACGACGCTTTATAACATATCGCAGTCGGTGCGCAGTGGGTTAAGCGGGATGTCCGCGTTTGGGCATGCAGGGCTGGGGGGGGCGCTTTCACAGGTATCGAGTGCTTTGAGCTGGGTATCGGAGCAGGCGCAGAAGCAGGAGCAGGAGAATTTTGAGCGTTGGGGTAAGAGGCCGAAGGGGCAGCTTAGCTTTCCTGAAGAGGCGGCAAAGCTTGCGGCGAAGGCGCGTGCGGGGAGCGAGTTTTTCTACGAGATAGCGCGTGGAGCCAATGAGTATTACGGGGTCGATGATGAGTTTTTGGCGACGGGGCTTGGAATGGTGTCGTATGCGGCGGGGAGTCTACCTGCATCGATTGGGACGGTAGCACTGGGCACGGTGCTTGGCGGGCCTGTGGGTGCGTTTGCAGGGATGGAGGCGGCGATTTTTGGCGAGGTGGAGCAGGAGCACAGGGAGCATGTGGAGGCAGCGGGCGGGGTCTACGATCCGAGGGCTGCTTTGGGGACTAATTTGGCGAGTGCGCTTCCGCAATCGGGCTTGGAAATGCTGGGGCCTGAGCGGCTGTTTGCGGGTGCAATGAGGGCAGGCAAAGCGGCGAAAAAGGCCGGTAAGCTTGCGAATGCTGGAGACAAGCCGAGTTGGGAATTAGCGAAGGATGTCCTTGCGAAGGGTGCTGAGGGAGCACTGGAGGAGAGTCTTACGGAAGCGTTGCAGGGGACGATTAACGACGTGGTGGCACTGCGCACTTACGATGATAGTCGCGAGGTGTGGAGCGGAGAGGGTTTCCAACGGCGGGTTACGGAGGCGGGGATTGGGCTTTTGCTTGGCGGATTGGGCGGCGGTGTGGTGGGCACAGCGTCGGCATTGGATGCGCGGAGCAGAGCACGGGTGCTTGCAAATAAGCTTGTCGAGGTGCAGCCGAAGCAGGCGGGCGCGGCGGTAAAGGCGGTGGCGGTGGATCCAGAGACGGGAGAGCCGCAAATTTATGTGACCGATACGGACGGGGGCTTGCTGACTCCCCTCGCCTACGCGCAGTTGCGCAAGCACAACAGCGACGAGGATTTGATGAAGTTGGCTTCTTCACCTGAGCAGGGGCAGTTACTGATTGATGCGGCCAATGGAGACAAGCAGGCACAGGCAAAGTATAACGCCCAAGTGCGCGCGCGGGTGTTTCTGGGTCTTGAGGGGCCAATTAGTAATAGGTGGCGGCTGAGTCTGTCGGGAGTGGGTGCCCGCGATGTGTTGATTGAGGAGTTGAGCGAGGACGGGAAGGGCACGGTTGGCGTGCCGATTCGGCTGGATTTGAGCAATCAAGAGGACTTGCGGGCGTTTATGCAGATACAGCAGGCGCGGGGTATTGCCCATACGGATGCGGCGATTAAGGAGGCGAGGCAGCGCAAGCAGGCGCGAGCGGAGCAGGAGCAGCGCGAGGAGCGGTTGAAGGCGGTCGAGGATATGATTGGGTTTTTGGAAGCCCGCACGGTGACGCGCCCCACTGAGCAGAGGGGCGAGGCAGTCACACTGGCCGATGATGTGAAAGCGGGGCGGGTTTCCCAAGAGCACGCGCAAGCAGCGGTGCGAATCGCGATTGAGCTTGGGAATTTACCGGCGGGTTCGACGCCAGCAACTGCGGCAGTGCGCGGGCAGAGCATGGCGGTCAAGTCGGGGCCGATGGCGGTCTACGAGTTTATCCAGCGGCTGTATGAGGGCGCAGATCCGCTAACGGTGCTGGAGGAGACGGCGGAGACGTATATCAAGCTTTCGTTGGCGCGTGGGGAGCTGGATTTATCGATACTGTCAGGTTGGCGTGCGGAGCTTGAGGGCAAGGCTGACAAATGGAGTGAGGCCGAACTTATCGAGTGGTTCAGCGGGCAGGCACAGGCGTATTTTGTGGGGAAGGCTGAGCAGAGTTGGTATGTGCCGATACCGCGGAGTGTGCGTGTGTGGCTGGAGAAGATGCGTGCCTACCTTGGCGAGTTGTTCAAGGCGGCGCGGGCCTTGATGCGTTTGGAGTCGGAGGGGAAGCTGGATGCGGGGTTCAAGCTTCACTTGGCGCAAGCGGTGGGCTTGGACGCGGCGTGGTCGGCTGCGCTGCGCAATGAGGGGGCCTATCCGGGCGACCCTGCGGGACAGGAACTGAAGGCAATCGCGCGTGGTCGAGCGAGCGGGATTGGCGATTACGCGGGGCTGTTTTTGTCGCAGCGTCGGCATGGGCCAAAGCGCGAAGGGGCGGATACGCAGACGACGTACCAGTTGCGAGCGTTCCATGATAAGCGTTACCAAGCGGCGAAGGCAAATGGGCAGACGGAGCTTACGGCGCAACAGTGGCAACAGGTGCACTCGCCAGAGCGACTGGCAGCGGCTGAGGGCCGAGCAGCGCATCGATGCGATGGAGCCGGTCGAGCTGGCACTTGATGAGAAGTATAAGGGGGCGAGCGTGGAAGAGCTGCGCAAGGCAGTCGTCGCACACTTACGCGACTTGGCAAAGAATGGCGCGAAGGCCGTGCATCCTGAACTGGGCGAGGTGGGCTTTGCGACCAACAAAACGGGGAAGATTGTGAGCACTGGGGCGGCGACGGAGAAGCTACATACCACACTGGATATTGTTCGTGTGATTGAAGCGGCGCATTTGGTCGAGTCGGCAGACAGCTATAAGGAGAAGCACAAAGACCACGGCGTTATTTTTCACACACTGGGAGCTAAGACGAATGCCTTTGGACGGGAGTTTGTGACAGTCATCACGGTCGAGGAGTCCACGGGGGGTAGCCTCTTCTATAATAATATCGCCGTAGAGGATGGGCACGAAAAAGCCCCAAGGATATCTCCGCGCAACTCAGAGTCGGAAGACTCTGCGATAACATCGGCTCTTTTGCAAGGGGCTCACCCAAAGCAACTCGCGCCGCTGCGTCGTGTCAAGCGCGAATTGGTCTCCAAGGTCGTAAATCCGAAGACCGGCGAGCCGCTAGTGGTGTATCACTCGACAGGGGAAAACTTCAGTATCTTCGATATTACCAAGTCGCGCAGTTGGACTGGGCAACCTGACTATGACCTACCGGGCTTTTACTTCACTGATGATGCGCAGCAGTCGGGCGATTACGGGCAGCACAGAATCGCCGCTTACCTATCTATCCAGACCCCATTCACGGGAAACGTCGCTTTATACAAAAAAGAGCGCGGGCTTGCCACTTGGCGCGATACTTACGAGCAACTGCGCAAAGACGGTTTCGATGGAGTAATCGACTGGGATAGTGGGGGGGAATCGGGCACGCGCGAGTTTATCGCCTTATCCTCCGAGCAGGTCAAATCGGCGACCGGTAACCGTGGGACGTTCGACGCGGACAATCCCAACATTACCTACCAGTTGCGCAGCGTTGATGAGGCACAAGGGGGGCGCGTAGGTGAAAGGATGCCCGAAAACTCTCAAGCCGAAAGCCCCGTAACCTTGCAAACGCTGGCGCGTGTCATTCGGCGAGCGCGAGGCAGTGACCAAGCCAGAGAAGCAGCCAAGGCGTTCATCGGCAAGCCGCTTACCAATAAAGAGACAGGCATAAAGGCGGTGGTTTCTGGTGAGAGCCTTAAGAAGATGTTGAGCAAGAGCGCAGTCATTAAATCTGTCTCTCAACAAGCACACCATGAGGCCGTCGGCAATGTGGATAGGCTTTTCGAACTAGCGACGCATAGGCTATCTCGGCCTGACAAGCGGGGCTCCCCTAATATAAAAGCGATGCATCACTTCGATGCACCTATGCCCTTTAATGGCGAGGTTTTGCATGTAAAGCTGCTTCTCAAGGAGCTAAGTGACAGCTCTCAAAGCAACACTCTGTATACTCTCTCCGCCGTAGAAATAGAGAAGCCCTCGGCGATAGAATTTAAGGAGTCCGGAGGGTATGTCTCGGAGGGAGACAGCGGCCCAGCCAGCCGACCCGAGGGCTTCGTTGGGAAGTTTGCTGGGATGGTCGAAGAAGTCAAGCAGGGGATGGCCGCCGCGCCCTCCTCCAGCTATCAACTGCGGCCCTTGGATGAGAGTGACCGCGACCAGAAGGCGATTGAGAAGCAGCAGGTCTTTGAGGCTTCGGGCGTGCCGCAGTCGCTGTTGCAGGAGATAGACGCTCGCTTAGAGCGGATACGAGCGCGGCAAATCGGGCAGGAGGACTTGAGTCGTGCGGCGGAGCCAGTGGCGGTAGCAACGCGCGAAGCGGGGCTACTCACGCGCGGGGTGCGTGCGGCACTCGACCGCTGGGCAGAGCCTATCGCGCGGCGCATGGAGAAGATAAATCCGGTCTTGGGGCAGTCGTTGCGACGACTGGAGTTTAATATGGGGCGTGGGCGAGTGGCCGCATGGGAAAAGGTGAAGCCCTTTGCCGATGGGCTAGCACAGCTTGCAAAGGTCGCGCCGGAGGATTACCGTGCACTCGACCTCGCACTAAAGAATGGCGAGCGTGGCGCACGGGATATGCTGCTTACCAAGCATGGGTTAGCCGATGCGTGGGGCGAGGTGGAGTTTGAGCTTCGCACGTATCATGCGAAGCTCAAAGCGGCGGGCTTCGAGGTGGGCTTTTTGGAAAACTACTTCCCGCGCAAGGTGACAAATTCGCAAGGGCTGTTAGATTTCTACGCGGGCGACGAGGCGGCGGTCGAAGCGATTAACGAGGCGACGCGGAGTAAGGAGGATGCGGGCAAGTTCTTTACTGGGCTGTTTGGTATCCCGAAAAACTTAAAGGAGCGCACGGTCTGGCAGGTGAAGCCAGAGACGATGCGTTTCTACGCCTCGCCGGTCGAGGCACTGCAAACCTACATTGAGCAGGTCAACGAGGCGTTGGCACTGAAGGCGTTCTTCGGCGAAGCGGCGGTATTTAAGGGGAAGGTGAAGAGCGGGGATAAGGCGAGTGAGGCGGAGCTTGGCGAGCTATTCGGCATGGATGTTGCCAAGTCGGTAGCTGGGCATGTCGAGCGGTTGCGGAAGCGTGGAATAATCTCTGAGAAGCAGGCCAGAGAGGTCGCGGGAGTCCTGCGCTCACGGTTCAACAAGGTCGAGCAGTGGAAGGCGGTGCGAGGAATCAAGAACTTCACGCTCTTGACGACCTTGGGGCACTTTACGAGCACGCTCACACAATTCGGGGACTTGGGGTTCTCGCTCTACGAGGCGGGGGTCTACCACACGCTGGCGGAGGCGCAAGCTGCGCTCAAAAGTGAGTCGAAGGTCACAAAGGAGGCGGTGGGCATTGATGCGATTGCGGAGGGGTGGCAAGATCCGTCTAAGCTATCAAAAGCGGTGGACTGGGTGTTTAAGCGAATCGGCTTCGAGCATATGGACAGGGTCGGCAAGGAGGCGATTATGAACGCGAAGTTGTCGGCCCTCCAAGAAGAGGCACTAAACGGGGAGCTTAACGCGAAGGCGCGTGCCATGCTTGAGGCGAGCTTCGCGCCAAGCGCACACGCAAAAATCATGGATGACTTGCGAGCGGGACGCCAAACGCCGGACACGCTGTTCCTCGCCTACTCTACCCTCGCAAACTTCCAGCCAATCTCGCTCTCGGAGTATCCGCAAACCTACCTAAATAACCCCAACGGGCGGATTCTATATTTGCTGAAAACCTTCACGCTCAAAGCCCTGTCGGCGATGCGGCGGGAGGGGATTAGTAAAATCGTGCACGGCAAGACCGCTTCGGAGAAGGCCGAAGGTTTCAAGAACCTCATCGTTCTGGCGGGGCTAATGTATTTGCTGGGCGTGCCTATCGATGCGCTGAAGGACTTTTTGATGGGCCGAGACCCGCGACTCGAAGACTTGCACGTCGATAACATGCTGAAGCTTATCGGTGTGAATCGCTGGGCACTGTGGAGGGCTCGCGATGGGCATTTCGTGCAAGCGGCGTGGGCGGTCATCGGGCCGCCGAAACCGTGGGTGGATTACCCGTGGAGCGATTGGGAAAAAATCGCCAAGGAACAGGCGAAGGGGCTGGATGCGGACTTGTCGAAGCTGGAGAGCTGGAAGCTTATCCCAATCGTAGGCCGCCCCTACTACTGGCATGCGGGCGGCGGAGCCGATAAGGTGAAGCGGCGTCGCGAGAACCAAGGCAAGTGAGGCTCGGTCAGCAAAAAGCCCCCATTCGCGGGGAGGGAAAGGCGAACGGGGGCTTAAAGGTTGCCCGCCTACAGGCGTATCGGTGGAAGATTAACGTTTGCGGCGTTTACGCTCGTCGGGGAAACCGATGCGCACGAGACCGTTGATGTTATCAAAGTCGGTGTCGCGGCTTAGGACGGGGAGGTTTAACTGGAGGGCACATGCGCCTATCCATACGTCATTGTGACTGTCGTTGTGGCGACCTCTGGCCTCAAGATCGTGGTATGCGGGGCTGTAAATTCGCGAGGTTTCTAGCGTGATGGGCAGTAGTTCGCACAGGGGAAGTAGCGTGTGCGCTATCCATTGTTCGTAGTAGTCGCGCTTTTGCGAAGCGCGGATTCCATATTCATATTCGCCTAGAGCAATGACGGGGACGACAATGCGGGGAGAGCTAAGGATTATGGCCGAAGCGGTGGGCCACTTGTCCGCCCAAGCGGTGATTGCGGTCGTGTCGAGTATCACGCAGCGGCCTCCTGCGCGATTCGCTCCTTAGCCATTTCGGGATCAAAGGCTTCCTCAATGAGGTTCATGATTCGCACGTTTTCCTCGTGGAGGGCGGACAGCTCAATTGCCGCAGCAATGCGACGGGCGCGAGTAGTGGGGTCTGGCTCTGCGTGGTTTGCGACCGCTTCGGCGAGCCAGTCGGCGGTAGTAAGCCCGCGTCTTTGTGCGGTCTGCTCTGCGCGAGCGTAAAGCTCAACGGGTAATTCGATAGTGGTGGTTTCGGTGGTCATGGTGGTTTCGCGGGTTTAAGCTGCGTTAAGAGGGGGTAGAAGTCAAGGTGAGGAGGATTTCTGTGACTGCGTCGCGGGGTTCGGTGGGCATGGTTAGTCTTTTAGAATGCTTAGTAGGACGTGCTCTAAGAGGGGCTTTATTGGCTTCGGCGCGGGACTTATCATGCTTGTTTGTAAACTGTATTTCATGGTCTTTTAATTGTTACTTCGTACGTCTTTTCTCCTTTTTCGTCGGTGATGTAAAAGCCGCCTTCTCTGGTGTCCTCATGTATGTCTGCTAGCTGTAGAAGGACGATGTAAAAGGATTGTGTTACATCGTGTCGGATTCCCTTGGCAGTCGCTACACTGGGGTTTTTAGGGTCGCGGCGAACGTTTCCGGCGTAGATTCTCCGCGTTAACGGACTCATTAGAATGCGAAATTCGAGGGTGGGTTTCGTTTTATTGTTCATGGTCAGAAATTGATAAGTTAGGAGATTGTGAATTTAGTATTTCTAGCGTATTCCTTTAGATGTTCGTGAATGTGTTCATAAAGTCTCTTTCTGAAGCTAGGGTCGCATTCATAATCGAATTTATCGGCTAACACCTCTAGGTATGCCTGCGGGGAGGTTCCTATCAGTGCTACTTTAATCGCAATGCGATGGCCTCTTTCTTCGTAGACGTGAAAAGGGAGAGTCTTGCAAAGCATAGTTAGAAATTGATAAGGGTGTGGGCTTCTTTTAGTCGGCGGGCGAAGGAGGGGCTTATTTCTTGCTCCCAGCGTTGAAGGCTGATGTTGGTCGTAGTAATGGAGGGTATGCGTTCGGAGCGTATCCAGTCGTAATAATCCCACAGGGAGCTTATTTGTGAGTGAAACTGGCGGTTCGCCTTGTCTATGTCGTCGATGAATACGATTTGGCCGCTTGCGATGTAGTAGGGATTTGGGCCGGAGTAGGCGCGCGAGTTTCCGTTTTTCTCGAACTCGGCGAGCTCGCTTAGCAGGGAGCGTAGTTTGTAAAACCTGAAAAACTGGGGTTTCTCGACACAGAGTTTTTTGAGCACTTGCCATGCGCTGCGCGATTTTCCCGTGCCGGTGGGGCCGATGAGTAGCAGACCGGGGTAAGATCCGTCCCAATCAAGGACTTTGCGAAAGGCTGCGGGGTTGGCGACTTGAGCCCAATCGACCGGCTCGGCAAAGTCGCGAGGGCAGAGTTTGAGCCAGTGGTCTTCGCGTTCGGCGCGGCGGGTGCGTTCGATTTCGCGTAGGCGAGCAAGTCGCTCGGCTTCGGCGGCTTTTTGCAACTCGGTGTCGTTTGCTCGGGCCTGCCATTTGGCGGCCATTTCTGCAAGCCAAGGAGCCATTTCGCCGACTGCGTGGGTTGACTCGCTGGCGGCTTGGGCCGAGCGGTATTCCTCGGCTTTTGCCTGGGCGACGGCAAGTTGCTCGCCAGCGGCCATTTCGAGGAGTTGAGCGGCAGTGTAGTTCATGCGAAAATGGGGGTCAGAGGTCGGGGATTCGAGCTGGAGTTGGGCGCAGTTTTTACGGGAAAAATTCCGGTGTAATCGCCGACGATTGACTGAGTTAGCGAAGCGATTGCAGCGGCTTCGGTGCCGATGTCGGGTTGGGTGAGCCGGTCGAGGTGCGCGGCAAAGAGTGCGGGCCAACCGCGCTTTGGGATTTTGCCTTGAAGCCTGATTTGCAGCCACTTGCGCCAAATTTCTCGGAACGCTGGCGAGTTGAGTTCGGCGGGGATTGCCAGCTCGTCCAAGTCGATGAGTTCGGCGAGCGTGGGGCGAGAAGCGCGAACGGGTTTCGGCGGCGGTTTGGGGGTGGGCTCGGTCGGTGGTTCGCTTGTCGGCTGAGGCGTCTCGGTCGTCCACTGCGGCAACGCAGCTTCCGCCTCGGCGGAGAGGGGAGTCGAGAAGTCGGGTGTCTGCCCTGTCGGTCTTCCCCCAGCGGGGGAAAAGAAGGGGGTATTACTCCTTTCCTTTCCCTTTCCCTTTCCCGTATTCTTGTCCGTTACGGAATTATTCTTGGGTGTTACTTGCCCGTTACTGAAATATTCTTCCCCGTTACTTCCCTGCTTCTGGCCTGCTTCGGAGGCGTTACTTTCCTGTTTCGTAGGCGTTACTAGAGTATTCTTCCCTGTCTGAGTGGGCGGAGCCGGAAAGATGCTCTGTTTCTTTGACTCGTCGCCTTGTATTCTTTGGTGCTTCTTGAAGTTGATAACCTCTATAAGTTTAAGTCCTTCAACTTCATAGCGCACAATAAAGCCTGCGTCGGCGAGCGACTGGAGGGCCGCGTCTACGTCCACCTCGTCATGCGGAAGCACTTGAGGCTTGATGCGGCGCGGGCGGTCTTCGAGCCGTCCGGCAATGTCGGCGAGTCCCCAGAGGCCGGTGAAAAGCAAGCGCGTCAGTGCGGGCAGCTCGGCGAGTCCTTCATGCAAATAGAACTCGGGTTTAATCGTGCGTATGCGCATGGCTACTGGCCCTCCTTTTCTTTTCCGGTTACCGGAAAGGCTTGGACTGCCCCTCGTTCTGCTTCGTCTTTACGAACAAGAGCCCAGCCTATCGCATCCGCTCTCTGCGCGAGCTCATTAAGCTCTTTGAGTGCGGCTTCGTCCTGTTCTTCGGTATAGCTCTTTTGTCTGTTTTCTTTGTGGCAATCTATAATGTGTTCCTGGGCGGCTCTCAAAACATTTATCAAGGGATAGCGGTAATGAAGTTTTTCTGAAAACCGCTTTTCTCTCACATGCATAGACTGTTCAATAGTTACACATGCATAAATTAAGTGGGGCTTACCGCATTCAACTTCTACTCTAAGGTCTATTGCAAAAGGTGTTTCCCAATTCCCTTCAAGTGCAACCAGCCAGTTCGCGCAGCCAAGAAGGTATTCTTGCGCTTGTCGTGCGGAGTGTTCGAGATTCTGACCGCCGTATTTTAGACCTTCACGAATTGCGTCTTGGGGGTTCATATCGCGCCTCCTTCCTTTTCTGCTTTTTCGGCGGCTTGTAACTCGCGTTCTAGGTAGGCTTGTTGGTCGTACTCTTCATCGAGATCGCTTTGCCGCTCCTCGATGTGCCGTTTGACTTCTTCTAGCTCGGCGCGCAATGACCGCGGCGGTGTTTCTATTATCGAGAGCGTATAGATACGAGAAGCAGGCGGCGCACTCTTTGATGAATTGCGGCATGAGCTCGAAATCGTCCGCGCGTATCGGGCCATGCGTTTTCTCGAAGTACGGTAGGTAGTATTCAATTTCGGCGCGATACTTGCTCGCGAGCGCGGAGGAGGCGGCTGTGCGCCGCGCATCGTAGCGAAATTCGTAGGTCGTAAGCTCGCGGTTTTCCCAGAGGCGCGCTCTCCCGGCGTTGTTGCAGATTTCTTCGGCGATCCGTTTGTAGTCGCGCGGCGGCGGGGGCGATTCGACTGCTTGGGGCGCAGCGTGCGCGTCAAGAGTTGCGGTGTTCATTACGCAGCCTCCTTTCCGTTTCCGTATTTTACTTCGCATTCGGCTTCGTCGGCTGCCCAATATAGGTCGTCGAGTTTACGAGTTAGCCTCTCTGATAACTGGGTTAAGTTCCGCAGCATGCCTTCGACAGCGTCGGCGAGCGAGTAGAGTTCGTAGAGTTCGTCGGGGGTGGGCGCGGCAGTGGGTTTTAGATCTGTGTTCATAGCGGGAGTTGTTCGTTGGAGGTTTCGGTGGGTTGTGGTTGGGGGAGAGGAAAGTCTGGGACGTCGTCGGCTGCATCGGCGTCTGCGGCCCACTGTTTCCACTTTTCCAGCTCGGGGGTGAGGGCGGCGCGTTCGGCAGCGTTAAGCTTTCGCCAAAACTCGCGCAGTGCTTCGGTGCCGGTCGTGGCGCATTCTTCGGCCTGCTCGCGCAGATACTGGAGGCGGTCGTCGGCGACGGAGAGAGTTGCCGATTGCGCGGCTTGCCTAGGCAATGGGTGCACGGTGTATTGGGTGCGTTTGGCGCGAGTGGTCGTCAGTAGTATGGGGAACGCAGCGTCGATGTGGCTGGCGTGGGAGATACGGATGCCGCCGACCACTTCGCCGCCGAATTTTACGCTATCGTCGCGGAAGAGGCGGATGGTCTTGCCGACATAGGCTTTGCCGTCCCTACCCCACATACCCACGAGCACGCGGCGCATAGATTTGCAGGGTTTGTAGGGACGGCGGGCAGTGCCCGCTTCCATTGATTGCGCGGAGTCGTTGCCTCCGCGTCCTTCGGTTGCGTGCGCTATATAATGAATGATGGCGGGTTGCTCGCGGCTGCCTTTGGTCACGTCGGTTATTGTGATGTCGAGCGGGCCCGCTATTAGGTCGTCGGCGTTGAGCTGGTCGCTCTTGGGAATGATGGTTTCGGATAAGTCCACGGTCGTTGTCGGGTTGAAGGGTTGGGAGATGATGAGGGCTCGGCGGCTCGCGCCGTCCTGTGCACCTCATCGGGTGCGCCGAATGGGGCGCACGGGGAGGAAGGGCACGGGCTGGCTGCGGCGCGTGAGGATGACGTAGCACGCACGCAGTCGCGGGAAGTGGCGCATAAACCAGTGCTCGATGCGGATGCGCAGCGGGGGCGTGAGGTCGAGGTCGCGCCATGTGCGCATGCGGGTGCGCGGGCGATAGGGCTTACTCATTTCGGCGTCCTCCGGTTGCGGGTTAGTCGATGACAATGTCGTCGTCCTCGGCGGCCCATGCGGGGAGCTCGACATGGAAGGCTGCGCCGTTGCGCGGGTCGCTAAAGTCGTTCGACAGGATGCACTGCGCCCACTGGTCGCATGCTTGCTTCACTTGAGCGTGGGCGTGGGCCATGTATTCCTCGGTCAGATACACACGGCGAACGGTGTAGGGCGCGGTAGTCTCGACGAACACGAGGCACGCGCTCATTTGCACCGGCGAGTAGCTGGGAAGCAGTGCGCTTAAACCGCGCAGATAAAACGCGATTTGAAATGCGTAATTGTAGCGCGAGACCGCTTGCTCAATCGCGCGGTCGCTTACGTCGGTCGCCGTTTTCCAGTCCCACACGTCGATTGCGTGCGGGGTGATAACGACTCTATCGAATAGGGCGCAGTAATAGATGCTGTGCTCGCTCCAAATCGCGGTAAGCTCGCTATATGCGCTCGCGCCTTCAGGCGGGTTGAAGGGGTCGTTTGTGCAACCGGCTCCGGCATTGCGGCGGAGAGCATCGGCTATCGGCTGCGCGTCGAGAAAGTCTTTCTCAAGGATGGGGAGTTTACCCGAAGCTTTCACCTCGTCGCGCCATGCACGCGCCGCAGCGGTCTTAAAGTCGGGGAAGTGGCCGATCTCGACCGCTCCCCTGCCCTCTGGCTCGGCAACGAGCGCGTGCACGAGTGAGCCGGTGTTCATCGAGCGAGAGGATTCCTTGGCCGCGTAATCGGGGTTTAGCCTCGGGTGCTGCGCGTAGACGTGCGCGGGAGAGTGATTCAAGAGCACGCGGGCGAGCGTGGACGAGAGCGAGGCCGCAAAGGCGGGGTCAGCGTGGTAGACGTGCTGTGGCACGTCGGCATAGAGCCCGCTGTAGAGCTGGGGCTTGCCGTCCGGCGGGCAGTAATAGGGCGTAACTTTTGCGTCCTCGCGCTTGGGCGCAGCGGCGACGGTAGCGACGGATTCAACCGGAGTGGGAGTGAGCGTAGCAGTTTCGTTGTACATAGGATGTAGTGTTTATTTGTTTATGGGTGGAGTGTTTACTGACGGGAAATGCGGGTCTGACGGCGCGTGCGCGTGGGGTTCACCTGCGCACGTGCTATGGCGTCTTCGATGTCGTCGGGGTGAAAAAAGGTCTTTCGCGGGGAGGGCCGTGAGGGCTTCACGCCGAGCCGCTGCATCGCAGCGAAGAAAGCGCGGCGGTCAGTAAATCCGGCCCGCTCCATCGCCTGCTCTAAGTTGAGCCATTTGGGCTTTGGCGGGCGCACGAGTTGCCCGTCAGCCGCACGCGCAAAAGCCAGCTCCTGCGCGGCTTGTAGCTGCGGGCCGAGTTGTTCAGCGACTCCGCGCAGTATCTGCGGGACAATCTCGGCGCGAAGTTGCTCGCCGACTTGCCGCGCAAACTCCTCGGGCGAGGCCATTATCATGACGGCCTGCGGCTTCATAGCGCGGCCCGCCTTTCGCACTCCTCAGCGTAGCTGACGGCTTTGCGTTGCGACTCGTGCGCGGACTCAAGTGCCTCACTTGTGAACGCGGAAAAAAACTTCCGGCTAAGCTTAACCGGCGGCTCCTCCGCAGGCACGCCGAGCATTTCGGAGAGTCGGTCAATCTTGGCATGGAGTGCGGCCAGCTCGCGCGTGACGGCTTTTCCCAGCGCGTCGAGTTCGTGCTTGCGGCGAATCGCTTCACCGCGCTCGGCCTCGCGCAGATCAAAGGTGCAGTCGTGGAAGCTCACCGCGCACCTCCCTTCGCAGAAACGCGGGCAACGGCGGCCTCTAGGGCTTTGCGTATCCAAGACGAGAGCGAGCGGTCATCTCTCGCGGCGAAGTGCCCAATAGCCTCGCGCAGCTTCATCGGACACGAAAACGAGACTATCGCCGTATCTGCATGGGCGCGATTTGACGCTTTGGTTTCGTTATTCATAGTGTGATTAATACTGGTTTAATTAACCTAGTCAAGATGGTTAATAAATTTGCCTAAAAAAAAAGGCGGTAGACCCTCGCTTCCCCTCATGAGTCGGCACGGCATACTCTCTGAAAACAGCGCACAAATCTGCTTCGTCGTGCCCAAGGAGCTAAAAGCCCAACTCCAAAAGCTCGCGGCGGCGGAAGACCGCTCATTGTCGAACTTCATCGCCCGCGAGTTGGCGCAGCTCGTGCGTGACAAGACCGCAAAAACCGAGCCCAAGCGCGAAAAGAAGTAGCAAAGCGCAGGGCTCACCGTGCACCTCCCTTCGCAGAAACGGCGGGCGCGGGAGCGGCATTAACCGATTCGGGTGACTCGCCAAAAATGTCGGGGCGTAGGGTATGGCGAGAAACCACACCGCCGCTGGCAGCCTCAAGCCGAAGGGCAAGCTTCGGGCTTGGGCGGCGACCGCGCCAGTTGTTCGCAAGCTGCCAGAGGTAAACACGCGACTTTCCGCAAGCTTCTCGCAGTTCGGCAGAGCGTGACCTGTTTGAGATAAATTCTTTTAGCGTCATGCCCCATGTAAAGCACTAAGATAACATTTTGCAAGATAAATGTTATCTTTATGAGAACTTTTTTTATCTCCCCTCTAAGTAGCTGCCTGCTAACATTTAGAGGTGAAAACTACTGAGGAAATCCGCTTAGAAAACCTGAAAGCTCTCCGCTCTGAGTTCCGATTTCAGAGTGAGATTGCGGAGAAGGTTCAGAAATCCCGTGCTCAAGTCCATCAGTGGCTATCCGGCGTTCGCTCTATCGGGCACAAAGCCGCCCGTGAGGTCGAGGTTGCCCTTGGTAAGCCCGCTGGTTGGCTCGACAACGATCACTCACTTCCCCTCGCGGAAACCACGTCCTCGCCGTCCGCCAAGTCGCCTTCGTTTAGCGGAAGCCTCTCGGAGCAGGAGTCGGAATTGCTAGGCTACTTTCGTCGTTGCTCGCCAGAGTCGCGCGAAATCCTCCTTGCCAGTGCCCGCGCCGCCGCCCGCCTCGCCGCGCCCACCGTGCGCAAAAAAGGGGCGTCTTAAACGCCCCCTTCGTTTCCACATTCTCAGAGGAGGAAACGCTCTCGTTTCCCGCTTCGTTTCCGCCTACCGAGCACGCTCACGCCCCTGCGAAGCCACGAGCTCAAAGAGCCTGTCAAGCCGCGCATTAATCTCTGCGCCTTGCTTGTCGATCTTCGCATTAATCTCTGCGCCCTGCTTGTCGATCTTCGCATTAATCTCGCGACTCTCCGCCCGCTGCTCCGCAGAGAGCTTGTCCAGCTTCGCGTCCAAGCTATCGATCCTCGCGTTGACGCCCCGAATCTCCCCGCGCAACTCCGTAGCGACGCTATCAATACGAATATTTAAGTAAGTGAACGCGGTGAGTGCCAGTGCGCCGACCGCAATGAGCGTCGCTAAGTTCACGTCAATTGTGACTCTGCGCGATTCCGCCCGCTGCGTTCTCTCTGACATGGGCTCTGCTCGCGCCTGCGTCTCAATATGTTCTGGGGTCGTTACGGCTGCCATGATGGGCGGAAAGCTACTCCACGCGCCCGCCCTCTCAAGGCTAATTTGAGCCCGCCTCCTTCCACGTTTGCCTAGCCTCCGACCGCCCTGCGCGCTAACTGAACTCGCGCACGGTGCCGCGATAAAAAACTCCGCAACGCGCCTTCCTCTATCCCACTCGCTCGCGCGGCAGCCTCGCGCTCCATTCCCTCAACAATCACCGCACGCACAGCCGCGAAGCCTTTTCCTCCGCGCGAAAGCCCGCTCAACTTCGCCAGCGCGTCAAACGCCGCCGCGCTCATGTGTTCATCACGCGCTTGCGGTCGTCCGGCCTTTTTTTTCGCTCCGTTCATTCCGTTTAAAATAGTCCCTCCCCCTAGGGGCTTAGTTCTGTAGGTATTTTAATAACGCGAGAATCGAGCCAACGATTGCTCCGACAAAAACACCACCAGCAGAAAATAACCCCGCTCCGACTACCAGCGGATGCCAGCGCGCTTCTGTTCGTTTTTTGAGAGAATCGTCTATTAGATTCGTTATTTCTGCTCGAATTTTCTCAATGCCGAGCCCGTCGAGTGTGTGATTTTGTGAATTTGTGCTCATCGTTGTAGGCGGTTTATTGCTACAGCCGCACGAACCCGGAGTGGGCTCGTATCAACTGAAGCGAACGATGCATCTACACGCATCAAAATGCAAACCTTTTTTCGCAAACTCTCGTAACCCCTTCCCCCGCACTCACCCAAAATTCACTTTAGGCTTGACAAAAGAACTACCGCCCCCCCACACAATCCCCCCGGACACGAAGGCGTAAAGGAGTTTAAACCGGAAGGTCTGAGTTCAACGAATTTAAAGGTATTCAACATCAACTCGCCGAACCAAGCCCGTAGGGCGACTTCGGCAATCCCCCAGCGGGGGATTATAGGGGGAGAGCGCAGCCCAACTCCGAGGGCAGCACAGAAAACCAGTTTTTCGCTTCCTCTGGCTTCATCAGTTCGCGGTAGTGCCGATGAATCTTTGCAGTGCTAGTCCCCGCTTCAAGCGCAGTTCTCGCAACATCACCGCTGATCTCAACCCGCGCAGAAATCCAAGTGTGTCGAAGCCCATTTCTCGGCAACCCGAGCCCTGCGACACGGGCAATGCCGCGCACTCTCTCCAACGCTAAGTTTGCGCATACCTCGCCCCCGCCCCTCCGACTCGGTTCTAGCCAAGCCTTCGCAGTTTCGCACAGCGGCACACGCCGATTTGCTGGTGTCCTCGGTTTCGCGTTCGTCACGCGCACAAAACCACGCTCAAAATCAATATCTGCCCATTTCTGGCCGTGAACCTCCGCGCTGCGCATCCCGCAAAACGCAGCAAGTGCAAGCGCGGGCAGGTAATGCGCATGCTCGCTTGCGACTAAGGCAAACACGTCTCGCAATTGCTGCGCTGTCATTATCTCGACCGGCGACTCTCTGGGCTCGTGCGCTCGGTCTGTTCTCTCTGCGGCCGTCGTCACGTCGAGCGGCAAGAACCCGCGTTTCCGACACCACCGCCAAAGCGCAACAATCCATTTGCGATGCGTGTTGCGGGTGACGGGATGCGGATGCGTTTCGAGCCAGTTCGCCAACTCATTCGTCGTAACTGACGCGAGCAAACGAGGTGCAAACGTGTCGTAGAAACTGTTTTGCACTCGCGTGGGCTTCAACGTTCTCAACGCGCCAACGTCTACGTTGACTCCGTCGGCTCTCCTCGCTCGCAAATACCGCTCAACTGCGTCTGCGACTGTGATTGAGCGCGTTTTCGAGCCGTTGCGCTCTGCCCAGAACTCGACTGCTGCGAACAAGTTCCCTCGGGCCAATTCACGCGCCCTCGCCCACTCCTGCATTGCGGAGAGTAACGGCACTTTTCCCGCTGTGTTCGCAATCTCTCGCGCAGCAATCCACTCGTCGCGCTCGGCACTCGTCATCTGCGCGGCGTCAACATGTCCGCTGTTGAGTTGCTGTGCTGTTGCTCGCGCCTCGGCGACTGCGCGCGCCTCATCGTTGAACGTGCGACGCTGGCGACCGCTCGGCGAGTTCCACGCAACAACAAACTGGAACCCGTTCGGCATTCGGACGTGTTTGACGCGATAGACTGACACGCTAGCGTTTCCGGCGCGGATTCGCATCGGAAACTGGTTCATTTTGTCGGTCGGTTTGGCGGTTTTGGGGCGGCTCAT